ACATAAGCACTATCAACAGTAGCAGTAATAAGTGCGATAGTAGCAGCTGAGTCTGTACCAGCAGTTGTTCTTGCATTAATATATGCAGAGTCAATAGTGGTTGTAATATCTGTGGTAAGAGCTAACGTACCTGTTGAAGTAGGCAGAGTAACATCAACGTTACCAGAATAAGAGCTATGAGAAGCTGATTTTAGTCTTGTTCTATGAGCGTTAGAGGTCTCACAGTAGAAGTCTGCATAGGCAACATTACCAGTGCCTGTACGAATGGTTATCCCACCGTCAGCTATGGTTACTCCGCCGGTTGACCCATCTCCATCTATTGTAAGTGTTGAATCATCTATAACCGCTCTTATAAATGCGTTATTAACATCAGTTGTAATGATAGTTGACACTGCTGCAGAATCAACATAATCTGTACCGAATGCAGGAATCGTAGGAGTGTTAGAAAAATTATTATAATCTAAGTAGTAGGTTCCGTTTTGACCGTCAAGAGTATCTGCATCTACGTTGAGAGCGTCTACAAATGATTTAGTAACTCTAGCATCAATTGCACTATTTGCCCGAGCGTCTGTATAATATAATCTAGATCCTTCTGTAAGATCAGATGTTGTCTTTAATGAAAAATCTGAATCGAATCCTGCGTAATCACCTACAAGGGTTCCTACATTAAGAGTGGCAAGGGTAAACCCTGTACCTGACCTATCAACTACGTTAGTAGGTAACGTAGAATCAAATGCCGCATCTTGAAGACCGTTAAAGATATAAAACTCACTGTTAGTAGCATCTCTAAAGAATCCAGTATGCTCTTTTGTTGTACCTCCATCCGGAGAATAATGCCCAACAAAACCGATATCTACTGCATCTGACTGCTCATTACTATCAGCAAGATGTAATAGTGGATCAACAACCGTATATGTAATTGAGTTAACAGTTGTAGTAGATCCATTAATGGTTAAATTATTAGCTGTGATATCATCAGCTACCAGATCACCAGTAAGTGTAAGAGTAGCAGCATTAATATCAGCAAAAGTAACATTATCAGTTGTTTCTACACTTTGGCCAATATCAATTTGACCGCCTGTAACAGTAACTCCAGTTCCACCAGTAATATGAGCCTGAACTTCAGCTGCACTAGGACCGGTATATGTAAATATACCTGTTGAATTATTATATGCTAATGAGCCATCCCCACCTGCATCAGTTACAGAAACAAGCTTTCTAGCTTCTACTGAATCAACAAAGTCGGTTCCTAATACCGGTAATGTAGGAGTATTAGTGAAATTAGTATAGTCAAGATAATGAGTGCCGTTTTGGCCATCTAACGTATCTGCATCCACATTTAAATTATCTACAAAAGTCTTATCAACTCTTGTATCAATTAAAGTATTTACTTCTGATGAGTCTACAAAGTCTGTACCTAAAGTAGGAATTGTAGGGGTATTGGTAAAGTTAGTATAATCTAGATAATAAGGTCCATTTTGACTATTTAATGTAGCTGCATTAACATTTAACCCATTTACAAATCCTACATCTACATCATTAGTAATAATTGAAGATACATTTGTTGAATCTAAGATGTTAACTAGGTTATTAATAAATGCTGCATCTACATCTGATGTAATGATAGTTGATACAGCAGCAGAATCTACATAATCAGTACCAAAGGTTGGAATCGTAGGAGTGTTAGTAAAGTTAGTATAGTCAAGTAAATAACCTGTAGTTAAACCGCCTACAGTATCTGCATCTATAGTAAGAGTATTAATATATGTTGCATTGACAGTAGAGGTAATCTGTCCTTGAACTGCTGCAGAGTCATGAGTATCTGCTGCGCTGATTAAATTAGTAATAAATGCAGAGTCTCTAAAGATATCAGCTTGTCTTGCTTGAATGTAGGCTGAGTCGATAAGACCTGTAACTGCAGCAGAATCGGTACCGGTAACCTCTATACCACCTACAGTAGAACCATCGCCTACAAATATCTTTTTTGTATCTGTGGTAAAGACTGGTTCTCCGACCACTGGAGTGATCGTAAGCCTATCTGAATCTGTACCTCTTCTAAACTGTAATGGCATTTATTACCTCAATGAATTCTGCTTATATTTATAAGTCTATATTGCGCCCATATCTAATGTAAATCCTACAGGACTCAATAATGTCCCAAAATCAAATACTTGATTTGCTGTAGAAGCGATTGTTACTCTCTTATTATTAACATCCGTAGTGATATCAATTCCTGTACCACCCGCAAACGTAACAGTATCACCACCAGTAGTAGCATCAACTGATAAGTCACCAACTACTGCTACTGTACCGAAGTTATTAACAAAGTCCCCAGATCTAATTGCAACATAAGCTGAGTCAACAATTGTAGCAACATAATTTTCTTGAATTAAATTTTGTACAAATGCACTATCAACAATCCCAGCTATCTCATTTGAATCAACTGGGCCTACTGTATTAGAAGCAATTCCGCCAATAAATGCGGAGTCAGGAATAATAGGAGCGTTAGTAAAGTTATTATAATTAAGATAGTATGTACCATCTTGTCCATCTAAAGTTCCGGCATTAACATCTAATAAATTTACAAACGACTGATCAACGTGGCTATCGATAATATTATTAATAGCTGCCGAATCTAGGCCTACAGACCCTCTATTTACAAAAGTAAGTGTACCAGATCCATCAGTAATTAAAACCTGGTTAGCTGTACCATCTGCAGTAGGGAGAGAATAGTTACCAACAGTAAGATTATCTGCTGTAAGGGTATTAAAATGGGCTGAGTCATTACTTTGAAAATGTTGTACCGTATTACCAGATGTCTTATAGTACAGGCGGCCATCAGCATAGTTAATAGCTACTTCGCCGTACTCAAGGTCCGTATTAAGAGGTATACGTCCAGCAACACTGGACTTTTTCAGTTTAATGTTAGTCGACATTTTAATCCCTAAAAAGGAGTTTATTTAAAGTCGGACAACTAAAAAGCTATCCGACTGTGTTATATATCTAGTAAGTACCGCCATCAATTGTAGAAAGTGCTACATCACCATTGGTAAGTGTAAACTGTCTCGTACCTTCTCCAGCACTATCAGCATATGTACCAAAGCTTGCTACACCTTTAGATGTTCTTGTAGCATTTCTACCAGTAATAGTAATAGTAGAACCTGAACCTGAAGTACTAATACCTTGAGGCCAGTCGCCTACAATATTAAGAGTTTCACCCAGCGTTTGCTGTAAACTAGTACCTGCGCCAGGAGCTCCTGTCCCTGAGCTACCAGTTCCAAAAGTAATATCATTTGAAGTTACTACACCAGTATTAACTGTAAAGTTAGCGGAGCTAAAGCTAGCAGCACCTTTTTGGGTGGCAGATGCTATGGCCGCGCTAATAGTTAATGTAGTACCGGTTGCTGCAGTGGTAATAGTGTTATCAGTGGTTTCCCCTTGGATAGTAAATGTTTCACCAAGAGTTGCAGCCGCTGTACCGGTTTGCGCGGAAAGCGTAACATCATCGGCACTAATAATACCAGAAGAAGCACTAAAATGTGTAGCATTAAAGGTTGCAATACCCTTCGTAGAACCATCGGCTGCAGCATCCGTGCCGGCAACTGTAATAATACCACTGCCTGGAGTGATACTAATACCAGTACCAGGTGTTAAGATATCTTCCATGTCTGAATCGACGCGAGCAGTAGTATAATAAAGGTTAGAAAGGCCTTCGCTTAAGCTATCAGTAGTTCTCTGAGCAAACTGAGTATTAAAATTGTCACTTGGACCAACGAAAGCATCAGCAGTAATGGTGCCAACTCTAAGATCTGCAAATTGATATGAAGCATCGGATACATTAATTTCAGTATCAGGATCTGTAGAATCTAAACCTGCTTGATCAAGATTATCAAATAGTTGATAAACTCCGTCTGTAGCATCTCTTACAAGACCAGTATGTCTTTTTGTTGTACCATCATCTGAATAGTGACCTAAGAAACCAATATCAATAGTATCAGATGTCTCGTTGCCATTAGCAACTTGAATCATAGCATCGCTAACAGCTAATGTTGTTGTATTGATTATCGTGTTAGTACCGTGGACTGTTAGGTCTCCATCAATAACAACATCGCTGGTAAAGTTAGCACCAGAGAATGTAACAGAGTCAGTAGTGCCTACTGCTTGTCCAATTGCAAAGGTACCAGTACCTGATGTGTATGTTACGCCAGTACCAGCAGCAAAATGCGCTCTTACTTCAGCCGCACTTGGACCAGTGTATGTAATAGCACCGGTTGAGCTGTTATAAGCTAAAGATCCATCGCCACCAGCGTCAGTAACAGAAATAGCTTGTCTGGCTGGCGATGTGACTCTTGCGTTTGTAAAGTAAAGATTAGTCGAGCCTTCAGCTACGCTGTCGGTATCGAAATCAATGCTTCCGCCTAGTGATATTGTATTGCCTAAAATCTCAATAGTTGAGTTAGCTAATTCAGCATTACTAATTTCGTTATTAGCAAATGTAACAGAATGACCAGTAAGATCTAAAGTAGTAGCAAGTTCACTATCAGCAATACCTCCGGTCTTAATTGCCACATGACCAGCCGTGACTTCAAAGTTATCAGTGCTAAATGATGCAGTACCAAGATTAGAACTTGTAGCTTCTTCAGTAGCAATTGTAACAGTACCAGAAGATACAGAAGTTGTAATACCTTCTCCACCGGCAATGTCAATTGTTGAACCAAGCGATACATCAGTTGTATTAGCATCATCACCTGTAAATGTTGTCGTTGAATTTACAAGCTTACTGTTTGCAATTGCCCCTGCTAACTGAGTATTCGAAACTCCACCAGTAGCAATACTAACTGCTCCTGAACTTACAGAGAAGTCTGTTGATACAAAGCTAGCAACACCTTTTGCTGTAGTAGATGCATCTGTACCGCTAACTGTAACTACGTTGTCAGTTACAGCAGTTGCGATTCCTGTACCGCCAGTAAATGTAAGATTAGAATCTAGAAGATTTACAGTGTCAGTTCCAGTATCTCCTGAAATACCAAGATCAGTTGAGATAGAAGCTGTAGTAGCATTTGTAACTCGACCTTGAGCATCAACTGTAAGTACGGGGATTAACGAACCTGTACCATACGTACCAGCTGTCACAGCGGTATTGTCTAGGTCAAATGTTACCTCGTCAGTACCTACAGTAGAGGTTAATCCAGTGCCACCGGTAAATGTTAATGTATCTGATAACAGATCAACATCACTGTTGTTTGTACCATCTGTAATGTCTAAAGTGGTAGCAATATTAACTGTACTTGCTGCTGTTAAGCGACCAAAAGTATCAACAGTAAATGTTGGAATCGCTGTGGTTGAACCATATGATCCAGCTGATACAGCAGTTGTATCTAAGGCATAAGATACTGTATTGTTACTAACAGTTGCAGTTACATGACCTGCAGCGCCTGTAAAGTTTAGAGCAGAGTCAAGAAGATTTACTGTATCACTATCGGCAGTATCACCGCGGATAGTAAGATCTGTTGAAATATCAAGAGTACCAGCAGCGGTTAAGCGACCCTTTTGATCTACTGTAAACGTTGGAATAGCAGAAGCAGAGCCATATGAACCTGGAGTTACCGTAGTGTCGGAAAGAGTAACTTCACCAGCACCAGACACGTCAAAGTCAGCTGATGCAAACGATGCAACACCAACCGCTGAAGTTGTAGCTAAGTCACCACTAATAGTTATTGTATTATTAGTAACTGCGGTTGAAATACCGCTTGTACCCAAGAAGCTAAGATCAGAATCAGCGATATTAACTACATCAGTACCAGTATCACCAGCAATATCGATTGTCTTGGCGCCAGCAATAAAGTCAACATATTCTTTTGTGGTAAGAGAGTTTGTACCGAAGCCTGTTCTATCTTTATATCCAGCTGGAACATTAACCGCGCCTGTACCGTTGGGGGTTAGGGTAAGAGCAGTGTCAGTAGCTGTAATAGAGATAGTTGATCCGTCGATGTCAATATCATCAACTTTAAAGTTATCTACCTTACTATTAGCGTCAACTAAAAGTGCACTTGAAGCTGTAAGTGTACCTAAAGCATGATCTAGTTTATCAGTAAAATATGAACCACCAATAACTTCAATATTGGCTGCTACACCTGCCGTTTCAGTTCCTGTGCCGATATATAGTCTATCACCACCGGATACGACTGAATGGTCAGCATAGCTGTATGCCATTTCTCCGTTTCGTAAAGCCGATGGGGCGCCACTAGTACCCGATCTTTTTATCTTAATTATAGATGCCATTAATAAAAGCCCCCGTCTTGACTTATTTCTACATTACCCAGTTCATTTCCTGCTGCCCATTTGTCACTCGCCGAATCATAGATAATTAATGAACCATCTGCTAAACTTGTAAAGTCTATATTTAAATTTTCAAACCTAACCTTACTAAAGGATAGGTTCCCTTCGCCATCTGTTGTCATTACAGATCCCGCTGAGTCTGCGTCTACGGTTGGATAACTTAATTCTCCAACTTGTAACGAACCACGAAATACTGCAGAGTCTGTGACATCTAAACCTGTTCTTATAACAAACTTTTGTTTAATAGCCATATGCTTAGAGACTCCTATTCATGACAAATATTACCTTTATTTATATGTTTATCACGTTCCAACTGTTATTCTTTTTGCTTTAATATCAAGACTAGATATTAATACATTTGCAGTTAAAGCACAAGTAGTACCATCAATTAAAGCATTGTAATTTACCAAGTCGGAATCTTGAGTTTTTACTGTAGCATATGTTAGCATGAATACTTCATTACCATTATGCGTCAATAATATTTCATCTGATTGATTTTTTAAGTTACCATCGGTAATTGAAATTACGTACTTTACTGTTCTTATCTCACCAACATCAAAAGTATCAATTTGCTCAGCGACGTTATCGGCGTCTCCTCCACCTTCATCTATTTCAACTAAGCCAACTCCAGCAACTCTCTGTAAAACATAATTAGAATCAAAAAAGTCTAATAAACCTGGCTGAGTTTCAGTGGAATCAAAAGTAAAATTATCGCCTCGGATCCAATCGTTTATAGTATCAATAGTTCTATTTGAATCAAATTTAGATAAAGGTACTAGTAAACTAGAGTCTACAGGTTGTCCTTCTACAGGAGCAGGGCCAACCGCTAATTGCCCTCCTCCAGCATCAGCTAAAACAGTTCCACCTAGAAAGATTGTTTCTCCTGCTAGAAATAGTTCTTTAAACCTTTTATTAGGAGATCCTAAATTATACGCTATATCAGTATCTGGTAAGATGCTACCAGATACTATAATACCTCCAGAATCGCCTGGATTATCATTTACTTGAGTAAGAACAATATTGTCTGGCTTATTAGTAAGTAGGCGCCAGTCTCTAAAAGATCCAGGAGAATCTCCACCTAACGTTGTAGCGTCATAGGAGGCACGGTCGACAGAGCTGATCGGAGTTCCAACCTTTATCTGCTTTACCAGTGTTGTACTCTCAGATATTTTTACTTCTGGGGTTTTATTAACTTTGACTACATACTTATCAGACATTATATCACCGAGTGACCGAAGGAGTTACTTGAGCTCTTCCCTCTAGTATTCTTTCAATAATTGTATTATTATCATCGTCCAGATACGCTAATTCAACGTCATACACATAACGGCCAGGTTTTAAAGAGTCTGTTTGAGTATTAGTGAGACTGAGGTTTATTTTACCGTCAGTAGCAGGGCTGACTACAATACTATTAAATTCAATAGTATCTTCAGTATCGCTATTATAAGATTTTTTAAGCTTGGCAGAAACCGTATGGTTTGATAAGTCTTTTTTAGACCCGTCTAAGGCAACTAAATGCACTTCTATTGCAACATCGGCACCCTGGTCGATGGTAAATTCTTCATACTGGGCCATAGAATTCCTCGCTGATTCACTTGTCGGTACACAATCGCACCCTGCCGCTATTTTACATTATTTATAATTAATTGAATTTGTTAATTTTTTAAATAGGGCATCTATAACACAGCACTCTACTTATGCGTTGCCCCACGCAATATTAAAACCACCAGTAGATATGTACAAATCAGCATCAGTATATACGTTTGATTGATAATAATCAAATACAATGCTTATTGTATATAACCCATCTTCTGCTCCTGGAATAAAGGTTTCAGTTAGCACGTTAGCTGAACCGGCGGGAATTGTATGAGCAGCATTGCCGCCTATAAGATACCTTGTGTGTGACGGCCCATTTAATTGGACAAGCACTTCATCCATTCTAAAATCCTCTAGCACCAAATCCTCGCTATACTCCCTTATTCGAAAACCTATATTTCTAATTTGAATATAAGAGCCCCCGTCGCTATCTGGGCCAACAACAAATTTAATATCATTACCTGCTGATATAGTTATTCTAGCGTTGCTTTTATTATAATGATCAGGGTTCATATAGAAATAGTCGATTGGAACCTCTTTTACAAGCCACATTCCATCGGTTGTTGATGTTATAACAGGATGGTTATTATATAAAGTAGGTACAGTAGTTAAACCGCTACCCGATAGACTTATATCTTTAGGATAATGCGTCCACAATCGCCTTTGCCCAGTAGCGCTAAACCCGTATCGTGACGAATCTGGATTAAAACCAGGTATATCTTTTTGCGCTGATCTATATTTTCTAGTACCATAAAAATTATTTAAGGAAATAGCCCCGGATGTAGGAACAGGGTTACTTCCTCCAACCGCAGGGCCATTAACGGTAACGTTGTAGTGTTCACTTAGGCTTATAGAATTGGGATTCTCATATTCATCTCTTATATCATCAAAGGATATATTTAATCCATTATTATTGTTTATTCTATCAATTCTAGAATCATTTAAATGATTTAAATAAAGTTTTAATAGTTCATTAAAATATGTGCCATCTCTTCCGGTAAGTGGATCAGTTTCTCCTACAGCAGGCATAATCCGGTAGTCAAATGCAATAAAATCGAGAAATTGTAAAACGCCGTTTAAGGTATATTCACCGTTTTTTAAAACATCTAATGCCTTATAACCTTGTATATTATTCGTCGAATTATCAATATCAGGAAAGTGTATTGGTTGCGCGTTTACAACCAATCTCAAACAATCTGCGTGGATTAACGCGATTATATCATTAAAATCGTTTGAGTTGCCAAATGGAAGTAACATATAAAACCTTGTTATTATATCTAATATGATTGGTTAATTAAATAGACCGGATTTAAATCAGAATCATAATACTTTCTTATATAATCCTTTCTTTGAAAATCAGAATCAGACAAAAGATCAGAATCAACTATTTTAAAGTCAAACTCAAGATTTAAAAATCTAATAGGAATATCATGATCAAGATTATTATAAACACGATGTTCTATAAGGCACATACTACTATTCTCATAAACGTTATCTATTAATATCATTTTAGAATCAGAATCTACAACTAAACTTCTAGAAACAGCCATTATTTATTCCTAAGATTTTTTATTTCTTGTTTTAATAAATTAATCTGCTCTTGTTGTTCTTTCATGCCTTCTATTAACAATGCTACCATTTTTTGGTATTCTACTGCTAATGTACCATCTTTTCTTTCACCAACTACTTCAGGTAGTACTTTTTCTACCTCTTGAGCAATAACTCCAACATCGTGCTTCTTAGCAAAATATCCATCAGCACCACCGCGGCTTTCTAAATGCTCATCAGTCCAATCAAATTCTACTCCGCGAATAGATTTAATCTTATCAATTGCATTCGGAATTACTTTAATATTTTCTTTTAACCGAATATCGGAAGAATAAAAAGCTGTAATATCCCCTTCAGCTCTGATTTCATTATCTGGAAGCGATGATGGCTGCTCAGCACCTACGTAAAGACTATTTGTTATTGCGACTCCGCGTTCGTAAACAGTTATTTCAGGGTCTTGGGTCTGCGCCCCAATCTCCAAATGACGCCAATATGCTGGGTTGCTGGAGCCGAGGCTCGTATTTCGCGCGCCAAATTTTATAAAGCCCCCGGCGTTGCCAAAATGGTCTTGAATTTCCAACTGACCACGGAAGTTGTGAGTACCTTGCTGAGCATCGCTGCCGGATATATAATTGATATCATCGTACGGGCCGCTTTGAATATTTAATACATCGCTAGCCTTGATCGTTTGGGACAAGCTACCTAACTCAAATTCTATTTGCGATCCAGCCAACCCGCCATCGTTAAAAAAGACTTTACCTTGATTTGGCCTGATACGCACATAGGTAGAGGCATCTAGATTAAGACTTCCAGTAGTACCAGACGTATTCGCCGCGGCAATAGTTAACTCATCAGTTGAACTGAGTGACTGGCTTCCGGTATCCAACTGCATTTTTATTGCAGCACTTTCTAGCGCATCGCCACGAAAATGTACTGTTTTCCCTTCCGGCTCAATAAAAATATCTCCGGTATCTGCCGGATTAGTAGATGTATTAAAGGTTGTTAATCTTATTTCATTTTGAGCTCTGACGTGCACACCATCGTATCCGCGCACAATAGTATCACCGCTAGTTCCTCCTTCTGCATCAAAAACTGGCAAGTTAGCACCTGTGCCCTCAGTATTAGATGCTACATACATTCTTATATAGCCATTTCTGGAATCATGATCAGGAGAGTTATAACCTCCATCTATAGCTGCATATTTTGGAAGTGACTCCAAGTTACCAATAGCAGTCGTCTCATCATCCTCAGCGAGGAAGTGAATTCCTCCAATTATGTTTCCACTAGTGGTGGCTACGGTATCGTTATTAACAATATTTAAAAATACTGGCCTGTGCACATTGTTTCTTGTGTGCTGTGAAAAGTTAACGACTCCAAGACCGTCTTCGGCATGCACGTCATAAAGATCAATATCAACAAATTCAGGATGATCATTTTTACCGATTGCTTGCCCAATAGCCACATCGTCATTGTTAACAGTAACACCGGTACCTGCGCCGACATTCAGTGTCCTACTCGAACTTAACACGCCGCCTCCACTTAACCCGTCGCCAGCTGTTACACTAGTTGTTATTTTAAAATCTAAATCATACGGATTATTGTTTGTTCCAGTACCGCCATCCCACTCCGCGCTAATACCGCCATCGTTAACAAATTTTACTTCTGTATTATGCTTTATTGTTCTCTCAGTGCCGTCATTATCTTCAAGATACCATATTGTTTTCTGGTTGGTATTAACTACACTTTCAGAGCCTGTTGCAACAGCTGTAACATGACCAAAGTCATCAAAAGAGATAGATTTTACGTAAGTTCTGCTAGTCGACGTCACGTCCGATGCTACAGTGTCTGGAGTGTAGTGGGAAATAATTACATTATCATCCTCGCCGGACCCGCCTAAAGTTATTCCATCATTACCTTGTTTAATATTAAATGTATCATCATTTGTATCTGCTACTGCAGTGTGAAGTGTAGTATTTTCTGTATTAATAATCGCAATATTTTTGAATATATTCTGAGAAGACCCTCTATCGATATTAGTTATATTTAATTTACCATTATCACCAGTAGTATCTAATACTACATCCATCCCAACTTTACCTAAAAATTCTATAGTGTCAGTTGTATTAACATTAAGGGATGTTGCAGCGCTATCTTTTATTGTCCAATATTGATAGTTATCCAAGGTTGGTAAAGATGGAATCGTAACTGTTTTTGTATTAACCTCCGTAACATGTCCTCTTGCGTTTGAAGTAATATCGTCAATAGCCGTAAACGTATCTCCAAATGCAGGAGTACCTGTATTAGTTGAATTAGTTCTTGTTATATTATCATGGTCGATAGTTAATGTTTGATTAGTACTCTGATTAGTTGTAAATGTCCTATCTGTTTCATCAAAGTGAAGGTCACTGCCAGCTGCTAGCGTAATAGTCGCGTTTCCAATAGTAACTGAGTTGGTACCTATATTAGTAATGTGCCCGTAATCATCTAACGTAATGTCTTGAATAAAAGTATTTCCGGACTTACTTACAGATAACTGCGCTGAAGTATCGCTATGCGCGAATTCACCTGTAGAGGCATCATATGATAATCCTCCACCTGCATTTAACCAACCAGAAGTAGCAATTCTACTATATGACGGATCATTACCTTCGCCGACAGTCCAATAATCTCCAAGTTCATTCCATCTAAGCTGTGTATTAGTACTAGTACCTCTATTAATTTCAATACCCACATTAGCACTATTTGCTGGTACACCTGTAGCATTTGAATTTAAAAGAATAAAGTTATCAGCTAGTTCTATGGTTTCAGTATTAACATAAGTAGCAGTACCGGATACAGTCAAATTTCCGGATACTTCTAAATCGCCGTCGACGATAGCGCTGTCTAAATAAGAAAAACCTTCAACATAGAAATCTTTAAGTGCAGTTAAATTAGTACTATTTGCAGTTGCGGTTTTTATCCCACTTGCGTAAAATTGCAAAGTGTCTGAGTCTGCACCACTAGATATTTCTGAAATAATATAAGTATCTTGGTCTTGGTCAATCAGACCGCCTAGAGACCCCCAAGAAGTCCCTGAATACCCTTCAAAGCTATTATTAGAAGTGTTATATCTAATTTGACCTTGTGCTGCAGTAGGTCTTTGATTTGTAGTACCTGCAGGTATTCTAGTAGCACCTGTACCTGTTTGATATATGTTAGAGAATGCAGCGCTGTCATGCTGAAGCGCTAGCCTCAGCTGTCCGTCTACAGTACCTGCTTCCCAATAATCTCCAAGTTCATTCCATTGCAATACAGCATCTGTAGTAGAAGGTCTGTCTACCTTTATACCAGCTCGGTTTGTATTTACTACACTTACTTCGTCATTAACTATTAGATAAGCCGCTGCGTATCTTGTATCACCAGCAAATGTGGTTGTACCTGAAACACTAAATGTACCAGTTACTGCGAGATTTCTGGTTACTCCTAAATCTCGTCCAATAGTAACATCATCTGGTAAACTGATAGTAGCGGAAGATCCTTCTCCCGGCGTATGAGAAACAGTAATCTCATTGGCTGTGCCGGAGATACCTGACATATAGTTACCGGTAGTCTCGGTTCCAAGAGCAACACCATTGTCTTTGATTGTTACTACACCGCTAGTAACCGAGAAGTTATCAGAACTAAATTGTGCTACACCTTTACTAGTCGTAGTGGCAAAGTCGCCGTCAATCTTAATATTATTATTAGATACTGTTGTTGTAATACTTTGACCACCTTGAAAGTTTATAGTATCACCTAATGTAACAGGATCATCGGTGCCGGTACCGGCAGCAATCGCAAACGCAGTACCATCTGATGTTACGGCGCCTGTAATATGCAATGTCCCATCTACTGTTGTAGAATCTAGAGTGGTAATCCCATTTACATTAAGATTGCTATCTACATTTAAATTAGACGTAACATCTAATGTACCATCTACCGTCGCCGAATCTAAAGTGGTAATGCCTTGAACATCAAGATTACCTGTGATTGTAGCAGAGTCTGCTGCTAAGTTATCAGCATGAACTGTTCCATCAAAGTAGCCGTGTTTCCACTCTTTAGTTGAACTACCTAAATCAAATTCATTGGTAGTATTGGGAATAATATTAGAATTAATATCAGCATCAAATACTACATTGTCTGTATCGTCATCTCCAAGTGTAACTGTACCTGATGACCCAGCTTTCATGTTGACTACACCATCAACGGTTAGCGTACCATCAATCTGTACATTACCGCCTATAGCTAAGTTTCCTGTAATATAAGCGCTATCTTCTACGGTAAGATCTTCTGAAATAGTAACATTGGTATCGGTAATAGCTATTCTAGCTACTCCAGCAGTTTCTAAATCTATTGTATTATCGCCAAAATTAATTTTTGTATCATCATCACCTGAATGAATAATTGCATCTTTTAAATAAACATTAGTAACATCGTTAATATCATTAGTATCTAAGACTAGATTACTGTTCATATTTGTTAAACCATCAACAGTAAGAGTTCCATCTAAATCTGTATTACCAGTTACTTCTAATGGACCATCTACAGTTGTAGAATCTAAAGTAGTGATTCCTTCAACGTTAAAGATATCACCATCCCAAGTAAAGTTAGCATCATCTTCTAACTCCCCTGAAGTGCCGGCAATTACAATTCTATTATCAGTTAAATCGGTAACTTTCATAGTACCAATAGTAGCGCTATCGGCAGAAATTTCATCGATATACCCAGTACCATCGACATATAAATGACGCCATTCTTGCAAGCTACTACCTATATCAAAGGCATCGTCCGTATTAGGAATAATACTTGAATTTACATCAGCTTCGAAAACAACGTTGTCTGTATTATCATCACCAAGTGTAACACTTCCGGAAGAACCAGCTTTCATAGTAACTACGCCATCGACAGTAAGAGTGCCATCTACTTGCAAATTACCATCAAGTTGTAAGTTTCCGCTGATGTCTACATCGCTTTGCATGTAGACATCACCAGCTAATGTATTATCATAAGTATCATCAAAAGCTATGATTCTAGGTGTTCTTACCTCAATAATATCGGCAGAGTCTAACCTTGCCTCATGCTCTTTAAGAGCTTCGCCTACAGTAGGATAGCTACCCGTAAAAGTGTTTCTTCCTGCAGTCTGATTAACAGATGAAAGACTTACGCTTCCTACAGAGTCAATAAGCTGATTAAATCTCAGACGCTGCGTATTAATCGTATCTGATAAATTGACTTTTCCTATTTTGGCATTAGGCATTTGCAAAACTTTCTATTAATTTTTGTAGCATCATCTTTATATCCTGAACGTCTGATTTAAGAGCTTCTATTTCTTCACGTTGTTGTAATTCGCGATCCCTCTTTTTGATAAACGCATCAGTGTTGTCTTTATTTATATTCAAAATCATTCCAGTGCTTTTATCTCTTGCAAGATCCGGATAACCTTCTACAGAAATATAGCTACTCATTATATGGTTGCAATTGTTCTTAGATTTTGGAACAATGGGGTATTACTAGATTTTGTAGAATTCATAGTAATTTTTATTTGATATTTATTGAATTGCGGTAAATCGTATTTGTTAAATTCGTAAGTTCTTATTTCAAAATCTTGAGGCAAATCTGAATAATTAGAAGTATCCGGCGGATTTTTTAATTTGCTAAATTCAACCCAATTATTATCTTCAATTAAACTATCATCTGAATTTGTTCTATACCAAACAGAAAAGTCTGTAAATTGAGGTCTTATTGCATCTACAATAGTCCTTATAGAAGTTGCAGGTAATTCTAAATTGTATACAATAGTAAGATGTTTAGCTGCTGTAGTTCCACTATTTGGCTCAGTCTCTAAAATAAATGGGACAGTAGAAATAAGATTTCTGTTTATAGTACTTGACGAATCCTGATAGTCAATAAAATTACTAGCACTACGAATAGATGCTGCATGTTCGTTAATATAAGGAGCTGTATATAGATGCTGCAATTCAAAAACTGTAGTAAGTTTAAGAGAAGCATTTCCAGAGTTATGATCCGCTTCAGAGGTTGTTGCTGCTAAAACAGCTGGATTTTTAAAAACTTGTACTTCATTTCTATCAATCCTCACATCAGCAATTTTAGCGTATGGCGTTTCATTCCCTCCAAAAGATTTAGAAGTAAGAAAATCACCTAGTACTGACATATTAGTAAGTGGAGGGGTAGCAGCCGGCAAAATAGCTTGGAATTCATCTATTACATATTGCTCTGTTGCGATTACTCCTGCACCACCGCCTCTAACAGAAGCTGTAGCACTAGTCCCACAATTAAATGAATACCCATATGGATCTGTGGCTGTTAATGTATGTACACCATAAAGGCTGCTTCCCGCTATCCCATTAATAGTATCAGCGCTGTCGAATCCATTTGAGCCTTTAGATAATGTTACCCTATCACCTACTTGAAAACCATGCGCTGCATGTACAACATTAACTGTAGAACTACCTGCAGTAAATAAAAAAGGATCTGATGGATATTTTGTATTGTCGTCTATGAATGTTTGTTCGGTCAATCTTTTTGGAGGAGGAACGTCAGCATTAAAAACAGCAAAGGCATTAGCATATTGAAATTTGGCTCTATATACTTTAAAGGCTAAATCTTTTTCATTATCAGGTTCCCAAGCTGTGCCATTTGAGGATTCATAAAAAGCGCCTTTTTCTATAACAGAAGAGAAAAACTCTGTAGTAGAGTTAGTAAGACGATTGCCATTTTTTCCAACCCAAATTTGATACTCTTCAGCTGCAGCACCTGTACTAACTACTAAAGCTAGTAAAGTATTACCTGGTACATAAACTGGTTCGCGGAAGCTAAACCTTACTTCTATTGCACTTTGAAATACCGTATTGGCGCTCGCTGCAATTGTAGAAGCAGGAACTGTCACCTTTGTACCTTGAATAAACTTCTTAGCGCTTGGCGCACCGCTTTCAGCGCAAGGTCTTAGTTCGATAGATATAGGTTGTGAAGAAGCTCCTTCCGGCGCCTTTGCAAAGAAAAGTCCGATTCCAGTAAGAACAGAGCCGATAGGTTCATCAACCACGAATGTCTGAGCTGAAGGGTTTAACTGTTCACTTAATTGTAGTATGCCTGACATCTTATTTTATCCTATCCGTGGGGTCCGCGGCCATAGCCACCTTTTGCTGAATGGCCGCTTCTCGCCCGCGGCGCCGCAGTCGGTCTTGGTGATGTGGTCGGCGCATAGCTTGATCTCGTGTGGCCGTGATTAGGGGGATTATGGTCATCCCTACCGTTATCTCTAGGCGGGTCAGCTCTCCATTCTTTATATTGTATTTTTACAGGAACAGTATATGACTCCATGGTATAGTTAATATATTGGCCTATAGAAGAATATTCTGCTGTGGCATAAGACAAAGCATTTTCCTTATTGGCATCTGAAACATTAATAACTAAAAATGGCAAACTATTCTCACCATTATTAAAACTATAATCTGAAGATCCAGTACCTGAGTTCCAACTATACGTTTCATTACTTTGTAAAAAGAATATACCCTCTAACTCACCTTGTGCAGTGCTAGTAAGATAATCTCCGGTAGGCCCACCTAGATCAGCCGGAAATTGAGTTTCTTCTAAATACAAGTCTCCAGGATTTCTATAGACAGAACTTCTAGATGACGCATTAAAGTCGTCAATACTAAAACTAGTATTAATAAATGTGGTAACGTCCCTTCCTTGGAGAAAAACCCAATGGCTATCATTCGGTCTTAGCCCGGAAAATTTAAAATAAATAAAGCGGGACCTAAATGAAGGATTATAATCATATCCATGATCTACTTCTCTTGTCCTTGTTACCTGAACTGTCTTTGTTTTAGTTACCCAACCCATTACGCATCCTCGTTCTGATTACCTTGAGAGAGCATTACCGTATCACCCTGAGTAGTTAGCGACTCGTTAAACTCTGATGTATAACTAACATCAACTTCTCGTCTTAATTCGTATGTATCTACTGCAGGTTCAACAAAACCTGAACCAATAAATTTAATTAATTCAAACCTATTTACACTTTGATATTCAGTAGCTTGTGTTTGATCGACCATAACTTCTTCTGTAAAAACAGGCCAGACTGTACTTCCATGAAGCTTAACTCCAAACGAAGCATCAGAGTCATATTTAAGACCTATATCCCTCCAATATCTCATGGGAGCTAATACACCGTCTTCTTTGCGTATAGTGGCTTTATAATCTTTATCAGAAACTAATGACTGGATATTACTAGTAAACGTATCTCCAGTCATACCTTGTTTTACTCGGTCGGGTATAACAGTACGTTCTAGTTCAATTTCAGCAAGTGATAGAGTAGTTAGTTCTTCTAAGTTTTCTACTCTTCTTTCCATTCTACGGATATCAGACATTTTATATCCACGATTATCATACTTAGTTTGTATATGATCTCTTTCATGGAGATGATAAGGATTTAATTCAATATAATGTAGTTTCATTGACGAAGATGGAATGTCTTCCGGATCTGCCGGATTTGGACTAGTTACCCCAGAATGAACTTCTATATTGCCATTTGCATTAATTGAAACAATATCAATTCTTGATTCCCATACACTTAGTTCACCAATGTCTATTGTGTCAGTATTTCTAGGAATATATTGAATATTAGATCCAGAGCCAGTAAAATTTTGACTAGTTTTATCTTTTACAGATCTAAAATCTATTACATCAGTTAATCTAATTTGTCTTCCATTAGTAGTGTTATATAAAGGAATTTTATCATATTCTAAATCTGGATATGACGCACTTCCTGCAAAAAAGTCTCCTGCTGAATGAGTAAAATAATCAAAGGTCACAACAATATTACCTGTAGGAGCAATAGCACCGGCTTTAAGCTTGCCTGAACCTACTGCATAAAAGTTGTCTCTTTGCCCATTATTAAAAATAAATCTTTGAGTAATATCTTCATTTGTAGTACTGTCAATTACGCTTTTAAATTTGTAGATATCATGGAATAAAAGCTGAAAGCCTGTGCCAGAAAAAGATATGGTTTGAGTTTGATTAGAAATTAGTGTTTTAGTTTTTCGTATTCCAGTTTTTCTTTCATAGCCAAATAATCTAACAGCTCCGTCTGTTAGGCCAGTAATAGTAGCTGAACTGTTCGGAGTACCACTAACAGATGGAGAAGAAATAAGATTATTACTATTTGCTACTTCTTCTACAATCCATTGCTCTTGATCAGTAAATGTATTTCCGCCTGTTGAAAACGTAGCACTATTTCCTGTAGCAGTAGCAGTATAAACTTTACCGATATTAAATGTTACAGTACCATCTGTAACATTGTTTACTCTACCAGCTCCATCTGCGATTTTAAATAATAAATCATTTTCTGATTTATCAACTATGTTATAATTATTATCAATAGCTACTAGGTCGCCATAACTATTCGAGCTCTTACCTACACTCCTAGCATCACCTAAAGAGTTGTTGTCATACATTTCAACATCAAAAACATGAAGTCTAAATTGATTATTAAAATTATCTATATTTCTAATACGGGCTTTTCCAATTGCACTTCCACCTGTAGCTATAGCGCTATAGATACCCACAGAATCAAAATTATTAATAACATCTAAAAGACCTTTGGTATTAGTGCCGTCGGTTAAAAAATAGTTACCATATCTTGCGGAAATAAATTCATTAGATAAAGTAGTGACATCATTTACCAAATTCCTAGGCTTAATTACCTTCAAAGGAGCTATATCTTGATTTTCGTATCTGCTACCATTTACAAAAGCTATCCCATTAGATAGTTGATATAAAAGGTAATCCGTGCTATCATGTTTTGTTGTAATAGTTAACTCTAGATTACCGTTCTGTTCCTCTACTACAAAATTGCCATTAGTATCGAAAGCTCTATTGTAGATAATGCCTCCTAAACTAGCAAGTATATTATCTGGATTATTTAAGTTGGTAACATATCCCTCATTAAATTTCATCAAAGGATAAAAAGTTTTACCAGCAGTTTTATCATCTTTCTTTTTTAATGTCAGAGTAATTTTTAATCTATCCGCTCCAGGAGAAGTAAGATTAGGAGTAGATCCAGAATTATCATATAAAGCTACGTTATCAGAAGTATTAAAAATTTCTTCATTTAATTCGAATCCTATAACACCGCTAAAGGATGGACTAAATTTATCTAGAACTAGTTGCTGTTTTTCTACAAATAGAAGATGACCTGCCGCATATGTATTAAAATCTGGAATTTCTATATATGATCCGTATCCAGTAGAGTTAATCACTTGCTCGTCGACGGATACGTCTAATTCATAAGTAACGCTACCAATTGTGGCGGTTAGAGTATCAGCTGGATTAAATTTAACAGATAAAGTAGTATTATTGGAAGTTGTAGAATTGGCATCAGTATATTTGACTAATAGAGTGTTATAAGCATCAGTTCCTACTGTATTATTAACAGACGTAGAAGGAATAACAGCTTTGACAAGCGCTTTAACTCCTGCTTGGTTTGTAAAAGTTTTACCTACAAAAATATTATATCCTACCGGTAAAGAAGCTACTCTAACATAAGGAATAGGGTCAAAACCGGTATTAGCGGTTCCATACGAAGTATTAAAAAGCCCACCCGGCTTAAAAATAAATTTAGCAATACGCTCAATTTCTTTTTGAATAATAGTTTGAGATTGAGTTAATTCTCTTGCCTGTAAAGCTCTTCCGTTATTAAAAAGAATCCTATGATAGTGATCGCTATCACGATAGTCATCATTGTAAGAGCTAAGAAATGTATTTTCGTTTACCGTAGTTGCCATGATTTATCCTTATAGTCTTACTACAACTTTAATATCTTCTGTCTGTTGCGGATCACGGGTAGTCGCTGACTGATTACTGACAAAAAGAACATCTCCTGAGTATCTATCTATATCTGGAGCAATGTTAGCAGAATCGATAGTCATACTACCTGCAAACTTACCTGGAATAGTGACCGCTTCTCCGTCTACAAACTGAGTGAATCCAGTCTCTTCTGTTTGATGATACCAGATAGTAGCACTATCGTCATTCCATACCATATAGCCAGCAGCATTGCTGTCAGTACCATAAATGATAGGATCGTCATCAAACTCTAATTGATATTCACCAGATGCTTGTAAATAATCACCGTCGCCGAAAGTAAGGTTGGCTCTCATTTTCTTAAGAGCTGTTCCTGCTTCTGCGGTAAATAGCGTTCCGTCTGCGCTATCTACTCTAGGATTTCTTATTAATCCGATTTGTCTATAGTCCTGATCAACCGGCCATGTAGGTTCGTTATTTACATTAACCCCACCAACAGGCTTAATATTAAACATAAGAGATGTTGACCTAAGATCTTTGCGGGCATCAGCTCCTATACCGTTTATTGCTCCAAACACTGGAGCAATAACAGCGGCGCTACCACCGACCTCTAATGTACTACCACTTACTAAAATATTAGCATAGTCATAATTAGACCCTTGATCTGCTGTATAGCTAGTAAGACCTGCGTTAGGACTATCACCTATTTCAACTGCTGCAATAGAGTTATTAATAGGGTTTAAGATGGCATATGCTTTAGCGTTAGATCCATTACCTATAATAGTTAGTTGCGGTCCTACTTTTTGGCCTGAAATATGTGCAGTACCTGTATAAGGCCCCCCTGGAGTAATTACTCTATAGCCTATAATCTGGCCTGGAATAGATGCATTCTGTACTGATAATTGTGAAAACCTAGGGTCTGTAATTTCAGCAGAATCAACAAATTCAACCGGCATAAAATTAGTAGTTAAAAAATTGTTAGCAGCTGCAGTCGTAATAGTATACATGTATTTCCACACATACCCATCTGTTTCAGGAATAAGAGCTGTATTAGTATGATCTGGTTTTACTGTAGAAGTTTTAGGAGTGCCGTCACTGTTTTTACCTTTGCGCAAACAAATATAAACTTTGTTTTCATCCGTTCTTACATAATAAGTATTTTGAGGTTGGCCTGATACGGCATCACTGTACTGGTAATATTCTTTATTGGCTGACCAATCATAGTCGGGCCCACCTGGAACCACGAACGAGAGATTCTCTGCAGCTTTGATCGATTGTAAATTATATCTAAATAATCTTTCTTCTCTATCGTGGTTGTCGGCTGCTGTAGTCTCAGGTACTACATCAGTTTCAGCCTCCGCCTGCCATTGTTGCGATCTACCCACTCCAATATAATAATAGTTATTAGAATCGCCTATATTAGCTGTATTAAACTCGTCAAAAATAGTCTGAGCTAATTGCTGTTTAATTTTATCTGTAATTATCGCTGCCATTGTTATGCCCTATTAAGAAATTGTATAGCCTTCACCACCAATAACGCTCCATTGAGCGCCACTCCAAATAATCATAACCGTATCATTTGGTGATAGTGCGATACTAGTTCCTTGAGAAAAATTAGTTGGAGTAACTGTTGTAGTGTTAGCTCCGTCATGAGTAAATACCTTTACTTCACCTATAGTAGTACCATTATTTACAATAGCAACAATGTTAGCCGTTGCGGTACTCCTGATATAACTCTCATTTTCAGATACTGCTTCTGTAGAAGATATTGTATTACTACCATAAGCTATTTTACTTACTTTTACTGATCCAGTTCCCTTTGAATTAATATTTAAATTAATATTATTATCAACTGCGCCAACGACTGAAAGGACCGGATCATTAGGAGAAACCTTGCCTTCAAATTTAAATCTATTTCTGTCGTTATCGGTATCTGTAAATGAAATAACTGGGTGACCATTTGAATCGGCTAGCCATTCATGTATATTCGGTCTTAAGACGGTAGGTAAAGTTACAGTTTTATTAGTTAATATCTGATTATCTGTTGTACCTACTACATCCCCTGCAGGAATCGCTTTTTGAGTTGCAGAACCGTCAATAATCCCATCGGCATTAGATAATATAAAACTTGAATTCGCCATACCAGAAAACACGTTACTATCCGCATTTATCGTTTTATTGCTAAGGGCTTGGATAGCAGTATTTAAAGTAATTGTGCCAGAAGAATCCGGTAAATTAATATTGACAGCTGCAGCAGGATCGTCAGCTCTTAAATTAGTTTCAAAATTACTTCCTATGATAGTTAATCCACTATCAGTAATTCTTGAAACGTTACCAAGATTGCTACCACCGAACTGAGCATATAACTCAGTAAAGTTGTTATTAATTTTATTGCCCGCACCACGAAGAGTATCACCTGTACCGTCATTCGCGGCGCTGCCGACATTAACTACTTCTTGAACCATATCTATGCCTTAATTGATTAACTTTATTTATATAAGTAATTGTGCTAATTAGCTGAATCATATTGAGTATCGTATATACCTTTATCGAACGTAGAGATATAATCTCTAGATCTGGCATTACTTGAATCTTCATCAAACGTAACCACTTGAATAACATCTGAATCATCCATAGTAAGAGAATTTGGAGACAAGAATTCTTGTAATGTGTAATTATCTATAGATGATATCGGAATATTAGAAGTTAGTTTTGCAGTAGTATTTACATCTTGACGATGCACTGTAAATACCGCATCTCCAGGATTTAACAATGTAATATCATCGCTAGCGGCTATATTGAATGAAGCTACAACTTGAATAGAAATATATTCTTCTGGCTTTTCACCAACATCATCTTGTAGAGTCGGTAGGGGATTAATATTAAAAGCTTCAATAACTAACTCAGAGCCGATAAAAAAACCTGCAGGGTGTACAAACAATTTATAAGTATCTAACCATTTGCCTACAGGAATAGTACTTCTAATTAGTAATGACAGTGTCTGATAAAGTTTATCGTCTGTAATATATTTTAGTGATTCTGGTCCTAAATTAGAAGCGTTCGCTTTTATTTGCTCTCCCGAAGTATTAACATTACTTTTTTCAAAATCAATACCAGGCCCAACTCTAAAAACATTTTCTTTAGGGTAAATTACTTGTGGATCAGAACCAAAAAAGCCTCTAAAAAATTGCTCGATACTGTATTTTGTACCTTTAGATCTATATAAAAAATTTGAAAACTTTACAGCTTCTCTCTTATTAATAAACCCACCAAAGTATGCATCCCCTAATAGTAATTCATCTTCTAAAAAAGGAAGCTGCGCTGCGGGTATAGTAGTAGCATCTTTTGTTGAATACGCTCTATTAAGTATACCATTAGGATTAGAATCTTTTTCCATCCATTCATAGTAAGCTTCAAATAATTCTATAAGATTAGGATTATCCTGAACTATATGATCAGGTAATACTTTTTCTATTTCAGCCCGATGAAATGGTAGTAATTTACGATTATCATCAATTAGGGTTAAATCTCTTTTATGTGACATTAGTTAAGAGCATTCGTTGATACCGCTCTAGTAATAGATGCATCTGCATCATATTCTAGAAGGTCGTTTCTTGTAGGAGTAATAGCACTTTGATTTGAAGGCACTGCCGCTAGTTTTATATAACTAAATCCTCCAATTATTGATTGTGGATTAAAATAGTTAATCGTAACAGTTCCTAAGACAGAATTAAAAGAACCAATGTTATCAACTACTACTTCTGTTCCAGAAGCTAATACGACCTGTAAATCGTTAGTTGATAACTTATTTCTAATAATACATGTTTTATTATTTAATACAAAAGAGCTACTCGTAATTATATATTCATCATCGTCAGTAGTAGCAATAGAAACTGGAAATTTCATTGTCTGAGTTGTGGAGGCAGAAGCTGATAATAACTCAGATCTTACGGTATTAAAATTAACCGAGGTAGCATAATTATTATTAATTAAAAAGGTAGCAGCTCTATCATATTGACCTGTTGTTACTAAAGATACTACATAATTAAGAATATCAGCGTTATTAGCAATTCTGCTATTAGTTATATTATTAATTACTGCTATTAAGTTTGGAGAAGAAGGTACAAACCTTTGTTGCATCCGCACATTACTTCTACTAGATAGTACTGCAGTACTCACGTCATCAACTAACGTAAGTAGATTTGATCTTCTAAACGATTGCCCAAAACCACCGACAGTATTTTCAAAATAATTAGATATAGTGCCCACCACGTTAGATGTTATCGAATTTAATGTTTGATCTGTAAGAGATGAATTAAACTGGAAAAATGTATCTAATTCAATGAAAGTAGTAACTGGATTTGCAAATCTAATATTAAACCCCGAAATAGCTACTTGTTCCGCTAATGTTTCAATACTAATTTTAGTTTCTGATTTAGTCGTTTCATCTACACCGTCTTCAAATAAGATAGAAGTAAATACTGCTCCAAATTCAGGCTCTAGAGCATCTTGTCCTCCGAAAGTTGTAATATCTTTAATTAGTGTAGAATATTGTCTTAAAATTAAAGCTGTATAGTCCGAAGCCGTAACCATTCTATTTTGTGAAGCATATTGAAAAGGAGCATTTTTCTTTATAGAGGCAATAGTCTCTTTATTATCTCCTCCAGTAGAATTATTAAAGGTAGATGTATTTAATGTTACAGTAATATTTCCAGCTGTAAGCTGCGACACTGGAGAAAATGTTGTAGCGCCATTAGCATCAGATCCATTAGTAGAAATATATTGAATTTCTATCCTATTACCAGCTACTGGTGCGATGCCAAACGTTTCTCCATCACCAAACGATAGTTCAAAATTGCCATTCGGAGACTCTCTTAAGATATAAATGGTAGTTCTAGAACTAATGCTTCTAGCATTAATAATATTAGAATATGTAGAAAAATCATTTCCAGTGGTATCTGTATATACTTTAACAATTGCCGTATCAGCATCTAAATTAGGATCTGGAATCACATAAACAGGATTATCACTTACTTCTCCTACAAGAAAGTTTTTAGCCTTGACTTCACCTTCGTGTATAGTAATTTTATTAGAACCAGCTGCAGTCTTGAATTCGTAAAAACCTGTTCCGTCATCTTCTGCTTCCACCGATTCAATTGTAGAAAATATATACGTTACATCGTCAACTTCGCTAGTAAATTTAGTATAAGCGGGAAGAGTAATTTTTTTAGTTCTTACGGTATCAGTACTTGTAAAGTAAATTCTAATTTTAGCCTGAGAAGATGTTTTAGTATCAGGTACATACCCTAAGCCTTCTGACAGCGACACGGCTGAACTTCTAAGCTGAGCCGTACTTAAATAAGATTCATTTAAAGCAAAATTTGCAATAAGACCGTTTATATGGGTATTGTATGCTAACACATCCAAAATATTTGAAAGAGCTGCACCTTCAAAGTTATAATCTTTAAATTCATCTTTATTAGCTAAATAAGATTTTAAATTATTTTTTATATTATTAAAATCTAAAGCTGTTGATTTTATAGTTGTTGCCATTTATCTTAACCTTGAAAGTGTTGTAGATAGCGTAACTTGCTCTCTTGAATTTACTACTTGAAATACTATAGTAACATTTATTGTATTATAGTCCGCACGAGACTTTACATTTATCTCTTGAACTAAAGCTCTTGGCTCATAAGATTCTATAGCATCTTTAATTGTTCTTTTTAAAGATGACGTTGTGGTTCCATCTGCCATCTCAAATAACATTGCCGAAATATTACAACCAAAATATGGCTGAAATGGCTTTTCGAAATGATTAGTGAGTACAATATTTTTTACCGATTGCTTTACAGCAGCCGCGTCCATCTTTTTATATATTTCTCCATTAGGCTTCGCAGTAAACGAAACGTCAATATCAGAAAATGTCTTTACTTTAGAGACAACAAAGCTTTGCTCTAAATTTCCGTCTTCAATTGATAAAACTCGATTAGTCATTTTAGCCCGTTTTTCTTTTATTTATATGCCTAATGAGCAGCATTTGCTCTAACATATCTAAACCAATAGCCATCCTGTTGGCGAATGCTTCCAACCTCACGGCCAGCAAAATGCGTATTATCATAACTCCATACTCTTCTAACGCCAATATCAATATGCAAAATAGTATTACCAAATCCAAACCCTTTAAATCCAGCTTTGGCCGCGGCCGCTACTAGTTTGTCTTTTTGTGCATTACTCATCCTTGCAACACTAATATCCAATGCTTTACCAAACCAATGCTGATTATATCCATTATCTACTCTGGCAACCTTTCTTGAAGTATTGGCTTTAGGTAATGCATCATTAATTATAAGCTTGCCTCCATAATATTGCTGCATAAGAGTATATTGATTAGCTAACAATGAACTCATATTATCCACCGCTCCTGGGGCGATACTTGGATGAGTTTTATCACCTTGCCTAGTTATATAAGGATTATTTGCCGGACTTAAATTAATACCATAATTTTTTCCTAAAGAAAGAACGCCATCAAATTCAGATTCAAATCTACTTTCCGGTAACACCTCAACCATATCTCCAGAGGTAAGATCGTTATAGTTAAATTCAGTTTTAACTTTACGATTAAATATTCCAACCCAGTTTTTATCTATCTCTGGCAAGGTAATAATAATTCTGCAAGAAAGAAGCTCTTTGCCAGTGTCTAAATCTAAGTCTAATGTGTCATAGGATAATGTAAACTCATCATATACTGAATTATCTTTTAAGAAAACTGCAACTTCAAACGCTCTACTTGCATTAGACCTACCGCTATTATCAACTACATTATAGACAACAGTACGACCTTTTAACTTTAAATCATTTAAAGAACCCGGTGTAATTGTTTCAGAGGGGCCTGGTCTATAAATGCTTTCTGCTACCTCTAAGTTTACGTCTTTAAATTCTGTCTTATTATCCTGTATCAACTTAATAATACGTGCATGAATATACAAATATTTTGCAAGTTCTACTCTTACAGACTGATCCCTAATAAAATCAATATTAGTAGGATCATCAGAACCTAAAAATTTTGATAATGTAATACCTTCAGCTAATTTAGTTGCAGCCGTAATCTCTTTTTGCTTATATGGGTTATAAACTTCCTCAGGTAAAATATGAGGATTAGCTCTTTTGGGAATAAATGCAGATAGTCTATTTTCTGTTTGAGATCCGATTCTATCTATATCTGAGCTAGAAGATACTGGAGTAGCATCGGGTGAAATAATTCTACCAGTACCTTTAGGTATAGGGGAATTCCACTCTCTACTAATAACTCCTTCAGATAGCAGATGAGATATAAATGCAGAGTTATTCCTATTTGAAATATCTCTAAGACGTGATCTGGCTTTATCTGGTGTTATTTCAGAATTAGATATACCTCCAGTATCCACACTTCTATCCAGATAATTTTTAATAAAGTCTCCTACATCAATCTTTACTCTGTTTATACCACCCGCTGACTTAGTGAGATAATCGTCAATAATCGAATTGGTAGGCTTAGTAATAGCAGGAGTATTGGTTTTATTGGTTTCATCTGCCCAAGAAGCACTTCCCGCTTCAGTTCCATTCGCTGTATGCACAAATGTAATAGCGTCTGCTTCTGACGCTAGCTTTGCTAATCCGTTTAGATCACCATGAAATGTTGGTGCTGTTACTCCTTGTTCAAATACAGCTCCTTTACCTGAGAATACCATGTTAGGATTACCAATAGTACCTGACTTAGCAGTAACTGCCATAGAGTTAGCAAACTGGTTCATATTGTTAGAAGATACAGTAAGCTTATCTTCTGCAGTAATTTTAGTATCATCGCTTGTAGAATATCTTGCAGACCCTTCTACTCTGTTAATATATTCACCTTTAATGTTTTGCTTCTTACCAGCAAGAAAAGTATTTGTTACTGCTTGAGTAACAGCTTTTACATAAGAGCCTCCAACTAACTTTTCAATATTACCCGCAATAGATTGTTTGATATTACCAAGAATCTTTTCTACTTTATTACCTCTTACGGTAACATTATAGTTGAGGCAGTCTACATTAAAATCGCCTGTTACTTTAAGGTTAAGATTACCTTTGTAAATTAGTTGACCTTCTCCTTCAACTATAATAGTCTGGTCACCTCCAGTAACATTAATCTGATTATCTAGAGAGCTTATTTTAACTCCACCGTCTTTGGTTAGTTCAATACCTGCTCCTGAATTATGCCTTATTAATATACGTTCAGCGCCTATAGTATCATCGGTTTCAATAATATGGCCTGATATAGTTTGCTGTATTTGGCATAAAGGGTATTCAGAAGCTATAATATCCTCTGACTCTTCTTCTAATATCGCAGCTGCAGCTTTACCCTTAAAATAAAGTTCATTCTTTCTAGACCCTGTAGCAGCATAATTAACACTAGAAGAATTAAAGTATTCAGCCGAAGGGAATTCACCCCTGGGATCTTCATGTTGAATTAAAGAGCGATTTTCCACATCTTGTTTAATATCTTCTTCAGAATAAATTTCAGGCATTATATTAAATCTTTTCTGCTTAATGGAGGACTAGTACTAGGATCATAGTTTTGTCTATTTTTTCTTTTAAACGAATTTACTATAAATGCGTCCACGTCAAAATGAGGACCAGGTATATTATCATTTACTTGACTTATACCAAAAACTTGAATACCTGGTTTTACAGCATATAATGATTTTAAAAATAACTTAAGCTGTTTTATTTGCTGCTGAGTATAAGAACTTGAACTGTAAAAATCACGATAATTAACACCATCACCAGTTTCTCTATCTATTCCTCCTACAAGAGCTATAATTATTGATCGCTCATGGTGACCGTTAGGAAGACTGACATTTTCAGGTGTTTCAAGATCTACTGGTCGACCCCGCTGAATATCCCCTGTACGTGTAAATATATAATGGTATCCAGTACCATCAAAGCCTTTATTTATAGCCAATTGTTGTAATATAGAAGCATTTGCCATTACATCATTGGGAGAGTTTGTGCTAAAAATAACTACTTCAGTTACGTCTCTTTCAATGTTGCCTAATTCATTTAACAATTCTCGTTCATTTGCAAACGCATTATTAAAATAAACCGGAGAAGTATTTTTACCCTGCCAATTATTTTTTAATTTAGATAAGTCTCTAGCCGGTATAGAACTAACCGTTATATTTTCTACTAAGTTTTTACTCGGAGAAACATCTATTAGTTTTAATTGATATATTATTTCGCTTTGACTTAAATTACTAATAGGAGTAATTATATTAGAAGCTTCTAAATACTGCTTATTTGCAACCAATTGCAGGATTTTATTTTTTTTATTTAATAAAGATTTATTATTTTCAGGAAGAACCATTTTTTGAAGTGCAGTTTCAGTTGGCTTTAAATTGTCCTCTACAATATTATCCATTATAGAATTAAAGCCAACAGAGTTTTTAGCAATAACATTTAAAGCGCTAGATATAAAATTATTTACAATACCAGATTTTAATTTGCTTAACGTATTTGAAGAAGAAAATAAGTTATCAAAGCTTGAAGTTAGAAATGACTTTCCATAGATCTCAAAATCATCCATTGCATTAATAGAGCCAGTAGGGCTTAAAGGACTAGAAAGATCAATATTTTTACCCACTAATGTTTTAACCTCTGAGTTAGAAGCTCCTACAATATCTGTTAATACTTTTGCTTGCGCTTCTGGCGCTGCTGAGATAACTACATCATCAAGTAGGCCTGAACTTGCAAGAGTTGAGCTACCAGTCAAGGTAGTAATATCTGAGCTTTCTGTAACAGGTTTAAGAATTTTAGTACTAATCTCAGAATTATTGGTAGAAGTAAGCTCAGTTAAAACTAAAGCTCCAGTAACTTGAGTAGGAGAAGATCCTGCTACTGAACTTATTACGTCATCAGTACCAGTTAAAGAAGCAAATCCATTAAAATTATCTCCTGCTGTTACGCCAGCTTTTGAAACCTTGCTAATAGCAGCTTGCGTTTGTAGCTGGTTGAGAAGAGAAAAACTTTTTTCGGCATTTTGTGCTTTTCTTAAATTAGAAAATATACTATGAATAAATTGAGAAGACATTATTATAACCCGCTAATTGAACTTGAAAGAGCTTTATTGTAATCTTCGAATGCAAATCTGGCAAACTCTTCTCTTTTCTTTAATTTAGAAGTTTTATTTTTAGGGTTCTCGTACTTGTCAAGAAACGCCCATGTTGAATTCTTATTACTTATTCCTCCCTCAAAGCGGTTACAGTTAATAAGTTTTGTATACGTACTTGCAAATGCTGCGCCATTTGTAAGAGAGTTTTTTTCACCCCTAAGTTCATGTAAAATAAATTCTAATTGTAAAAAGAAATCATCTGGCTGTTTACTACGAAGTTTAGCAAATGCTCTTAACTTATCTTGACGATAGCCAGCATTTGGAGAATTATTCCATTGAGCTAATCCCCAAGAATCTTCTCCTTTTACATCAGTCGGCCTTGTAGGATCAAGGGAGCTTTCAGCCTGCAGATTGCCTACTATACCCGCCGCTGCTATTGGAGATAATCTATTAGATGTAAAAAACTGCATTATTAAAACTCTTTTTTGAGCAATATTAATGTCCTCACTATAGCTTTGCTGTAACTCAAAAGGAATAAATACTCCATCTCGCCCTATGTTATTATCGGCAAAACTTGCAGCATTACCTGATTGACCAGCTAACTTCTGTTGAGCAATCGACGGCCTTTCAAATTTATTAAGAGTGCCGATTATAATAGGGGACTGAGATGAAGCTCCGTCAGCAAATATTCCAAATACGGT